CCAAACTTACCCTGCTTTTCTAAATCAGCTACATCAGATATAGAAAATACACCACTATTAGATACAGTTTGATTTGGTGTATTTTGTCCTAGATAACCATACGGCATAATTACCCCTTTAGGTTATTTCTAAAATACTTGCAAATGCTTCAAGATCACCTGAAGCTGCCCCACCTGTTAGTTCTATACTGTCGCCATTTTCTAAAACCAATTTAGAAGTACCAGCTAATTCTATTGTTGTATCAGCTGGAACACTTAATGTTGAAGCAATCCTGGAGTTTCCAGAAGTTCCATCAACAACATCAGCTGTAATAGTATCATCAGCAGCGCCATCAACATTAGTAATACGTAATGTCAATATAATTGCTGTACCACCAGAACTATTAGTATAAATAGCAGTATTTGTGCTAGTTACGTCCAAATAAGCGTTTTTAAATGTATTAGCCATATTTCCTTTCCTATCCTAATGCGATTATTAAACCTATATCAGCAAATCCACCTTGATCTAAAATAGATTGTACTGTAACTTTTTTTATATTATTACTATCACTTGCGTCTGCAATTAGTATTTCATCTGCTGTATTAGCAGTAACGCTTGATTGACCATTAATATCAACGTTTAATGTTACTGCACCTGATGTTCCACCACCAGACATACCATTACCTGCATTTACAGCAGTTATATCGCCATCACCAATATACGATCCCCAAGCTGATCCATTATAAAATTGCAATTCGTTTGTATCAGCTAAATAACAAAACATACCCTCTATTGGACTTGTTATTTGTGCGTCCCTTGCTGTACTATCTGCAAATATAGATATGGATTGTTCCATTAAGTAATCATTTACATCTGCTGCTGTTAAGACTTCACCAACAGCGAAAACTTTAAATCCGTTTGCCATATTTTTAGTTTATCCTCTCTTTATTTGTTTTACTTGTATCTGTCATTAATAACCCAACTTATCTGTATCTAAAACACCAAATAATGGATTATCTAAACGTAAAAATGCCTGTACATCAGCATTTGATAATTTATAAGAACAACTAAATATATCTGGTGTAATGTTATAGCTTATACTGTCAATTATCTCATTTGATGTTATTTGGCTTGGACTACCACCACCTGGTGGTGTTAATTCTACTTTTACAACGTCCCCTACTTCTCTAGCCAATATGGTGTTTTGATTGCTTGTAGTAGCTTCTGTTAGATCCACTACTAAATTATCAAATCGTATTAACGCATTGTTAAATTTACCAAGTAAGAAGTTTGCAGCGTCCAATACATCACTATCGCTATTATTGTACAATCCTGATCTACTTAATGTTCTAACTAAATATTTACCTTGACTAGCAACATCTTCTACAGTTTGTGTAGTACCACCAATTCGTTGTAATGAAACTATGTTAAATATCTCATTATCGTCATTAATATAATCTACACGTAAATATGGAACATCTGAACCATCATCACTAAATGTAGCGTCTGGTGTGCTTGGAAACGTTGTATGACGTGATTTAAACGTTAATTTACCGTCCTTAGCCATAAATAATAAACCATTTTCAGATCGTTCAACATTCTGTAAAGCTGTTAAAGTATTTTCATTTAATCCACTTAATGATTGCATTGTAGATACACCTGTTTCAATACTTCTACCTGCACCGAACTTAACGTTGGCATTATCTAACATATTGCCAATCATTGTTCCACTATCTGTGCTACTAAATGAAGCGTCAATAAGTTCTGTGTTAGCTAGTTTCATAAAACCATCACTAGCAATAAAATCAGCAAAAGAGTTGTTTTTATCTGGATAACTTAGGTTTATATCGTTTACAAATCCAACAAATAAATCTTCATACGTAGATCCACCATCAGTAGTTGCGTCTATATGTATAGCAATCATAGGTTCAATACCTGGACTATATGGACTTGATGTATTGGTGTTTTCGTATTTACGTTCATTATTTAATAAACGTACTGAACACGTACCAGCAAAAAATGTATCTAAATCCCTTGATCTACCACGATTAATACTTACGCTTTGTACATCACTTGTTACATCAGTTAATGGTGTTGCACCACCTAATTCAGCACTATCTAAGACACCACGCACTAAGTCATCTAATGTAAATGTGTTTTGAGTAAAACCTATGCGAACACGTACTTGTGGTGCTGCCATTATAAAATATTAATCCTTGAAGCACCACCATTTTGACGTTTAAACTCTCTTGCACCCCTAGCAAATAAATCACTAGCTTGTTGATCTGTTGTAATTGGTGCGTAGTTATTTACTACAATATTTGGCTGTCCTTGTGCTACTGCCATTTGTGATTGTGAAGCAGCTGCCGATAATAAACCCTGTGCAGTACGTTGTGCGTCTATTTCATCTGGGGAAACAACAGATTTAACCTGGCTATCAGCAAAACCAAATGATACTTCTTCAAAACGTCCAAGTTTCGGTAGATCAAGTTTTATACCAATCTTACCTAGTAAATTTTGTGCTTTTTGTGCAAAACTATTTATCTTGTCAATAAAACTATTTAATGCACCAATTATACGATTAATCATATTTTCAAAATTCTTTGGTAGATTTGTTAAGAACGGTGCAATAAATCTATCAACTATTTCTGTAAACTTTTTAAATGCTGGTGCAAGTGCTGCTAATAGTAATGTAATTATCTGTATCATTGGTGGTGCTAATGCACTTATTAATTGACCAATAGAAGCAATAAATGGTGCTACAGACTTTATTGCGTCTGATAAGTGTGGTCCAATCTCACTAACTAAATCTACTAATACTGGTAATAATTGTTCTGCAATCGGTAATAACTCTTGACCAAGTGTTGCTTTTAGTTCTGTTATTTTTGCCCTTGCTTCATTTGATTTAGCAGCAAAACTATCTTGTTCTGCGTTTAAGTAACCTTGTGTTACAGCAGATCGTTCTACAATAAGTTCGTATGTGGCTAATGCTTTTTCTTGTTTTGTTAATTGTGCAGCAGAACTTTTACCTGTCATTTCAAACGCTTTAGTTTGTACTTCTGCTTCATTTATAGCAATACCATACGTTTTAAGACTTTCACGTTCACCTAACAATGCTTTTGTAAATGCTTCTAATACTGGTTGCGCACCACCTTGAACGTTGTTAAATGCTGCAACATCACCAGCTACAACAGTTAATGCTTGTGATAAATTAGCACTTTCTTCTGCTGTAAATGCAATACCCTGTAATACTTGTCCAGATGTTTTTAATAAGTCTTGTAATTCAAAATTTGCTAAACCAGCTTTATTTGCAAATTCTTCTACGAATGCGTTTAGTTCTGCCCCACTTTCACCAAACACAACATCAAATGCTGATCCAGCTTCTTTAGCACTAGAAGCCAAATCAACCATTTCTTTACCAACGGTTACAGCTGCAACTGACGCTAATCCTAATCCTGCAACCGTAGCTTTTCCAATAGCACCAGCAGCATTACCAAATGTATTTAATGCTTTTTGTCCTTTTGTTAATGATTTAACAAACTGGTCGGTTTTACCGACTATTGCTATTGATACTTTCTTTTCAAATGCCATTATTTAATTGCCTTTGTTAATGCGTCATACATACGTTCATTGTATGTTTCTAATATTTCATTTTGGTTTCTGCTAATAGTTTTACCTACTACATAACCTTGTTTACCTAATTTAGTAAATGAACTGTCGCCACGATCTCTTGCGTTACCAATCCATTTTCTATAAGGAAACTTTGCACCTGGTCTTGAATACGGTAAACGTCCTACTTCAGAAGCAGTTATTGCCCTTGTCTTACCACCACGAACTGGTACATATTGAAATCTACGACCAAACTCCATAGATAATGCTGTTGGGTATCTATCGTTTGATTTAATATTTATTTTTGCTTCGGATCTAGTTCCTGAAGCTGTCATACCCATAACAGAACGATTAGCTTTTGGTACTGGTTGTTTTCTACCTAATGTACGGCTTTCAGTTAATTGTTCTTTTGCAATCTCTCTATGAAACTTTGATAATGTTTTTAGAACATCTTTTTTACCATATTGTTTTAATTCATTAACAAGTTCTCTAACTTCGCTGTTATCTATTGCTAAATCGGTTTTTTTAAATGTTCTTGCCATATCAATTATCGTATTTCTTGTTTATAACCCTTACTAATGCGTAAAACATTTCTAAATCAAGTTCTGCAAGTTCTTGTGGACTTATACCAGTTTCAACTGCAATAACTGCAATTAAATCCTGAAAACCACTTACGCTTTTAAATTATCACTTGATCCATTAATGTCTAGTTCTTCTACTAAATTAATCCAAGTGTCATAATCTTCAGTTACGCCATTTCTTTTAGCACCTAACCAAGCTAAATATAAAAGCCACTCATAACGACTTTCTTCGTTTAGCTTGGATATTGGTACATCAAATTTGCGTTCAAACTGAACAATATCTATTGGTTTAATTTTTACTTCAAACTTCTTGCCGTCTTGCATAACGACAATCATATTGCCCATTATGAAGTTGCTCTAGTTATTGTTCCAGAAGTTGGAAACGATATAGACATAGTTGCAAGTTCACCTACACCATTAGCTACTGGTATATGTTGATTTACAAGCACGTTACCAGAATAACTTGGGTTAGTTGCACTTACAGCACTAGATGTTGGTTTTACAACGAAAGCTGTTGTAGTACCAAGTAGTGGCCATAATGTAGCGTCTACTTCTGAAGCAGCGAAATCTTGTTGGAACTCAATGGATAATGTTCCATCTTTAAGTCCACCAGTTCTGGATTGAAATGTATCACCCATAGCTGTTGTTACAATTTCATCTGCTGTAATGTCTAATGTAACGCTTGAAACGTGGTCTGATAGATCAACGCTGTTCAAGGTTACACTAGCGTCTGTTAAAACAAATTTTGCCAATGTAAACTCCTCTCTTACATAAGTTTATAGTTTAGTAAAGAAGTTTAATTGTGTTTGTTATTCTATGCCGATTGTTGCGTGAATAGAAAAACTTGGATCAGTTCCAGATATTGTGTAGTTAAGTCTAAAGTAATCATCTGTTATTGCACCAGCTGCACTTTGGAAATCTGCACCGATTGCAGTTATGTCGCTAAATGTAATGACATCAGTTGGACTTGTAAAACTAGCGTTGTCATCTGATTGTAATTTAAAAGTTATTGTAGGTGTTGATGTTCCACTAACACCGTAACAATGTATTGCTACGTATATCTTTTCATCAGCACCTACTGCACCAAGCTGTACGCCTGTTGAATTGCCACTAGATGTTAGATCTCCGTCTATCTCTATTTTGCCTTGAACCACTTTATCTGCTGATTGCGATTTAGAAATACTAAATGGTGCAATCTCGCCAACTGTACCAAACATTGAATATGTGAATAACCTGGACTTCATAAAGTAAGCTGTATTGCCAACACCTGCGTCTGGTACTGTTGTAACAATCAATTCGTTGCCTACAGAAGCACCTAATAATGCGTCTGGCTTATTAGATCCAGCTTCATAAAAACCGTCCATTGTTAATGTACTATCTTTTAATCCACCTAGTTTTTCACGAAAGCCACCACTATTAATTGTTGTAGCGTCTAGTTCTTCAGCGTTTATTTCTAAATTTACGCTAGTTATGTGGCTAGATAAATCATAACCATCACTAAATACTTTACCGTCATTAAATACAAATTTAGCCATTATCTATTTCCCACGCTTCATTAACATCTGGTGTGCTTTTATCATCACTTTTAAATGTGCCATCTTTCTTTCTGGCACGTCTTTTTTTAATAGTAGTAGGTTGTATATGTCCACCTTTTATTAATGACTTAGCAACATTTTCATCATCAATAGTAATTGTGTCGCCTTTTTCTTTACCCATAACTTTTTTGTTACCAATAATCTTATATTTTGCCATTAACTACCTTTCGTATAAACTTCAATACTTAAATTAGCACCAACACCGTCAATGCCGTTTAAATTTACATCAGCTGCGTAATTAGACATATTAACTACCCTAGCGTCTGTATCTGTAAGTCCTAACGTTCTATTATTGTATATTACTTGTCTAATACTTGATGACCCACTTCCTGTAATAAATGCGTCTAGTTTATCTTGTGCAGTTCTACTATCTGCACGTTGTACTGCTACTAGTAAATCAAATGTGTATAGATCAGTTCCCCTTTGCATAGCTAAATCAAATTCTATTTCTGTAGGTATAAATATTGCAACTGGAAAGTTTATTGCATTATCTGGAATAGTATCGTAACAACGTAGTCCAGTAATGTTATCGCCTATGGTTGTTTTTAAACCATCACGTATTTCTGACAATGTTGCCATTACGCAACACCTAAAACTGTGCCTTTACGAAATGGTGCTATTAGTCGTGTAATCTCTCTGTTTTGTTGAATGTTTACTACACCGAAGTCGCCAACACCAGCAACGCCTAATGGTGCGTTACGCATAGCAAATAATTCACTAGCTAACATCAATGTAGCTTGTTTAATTTGTGTAGGTACACTTGGATAACCCCATTGTGCTGTAATTTCTGCACGTGGTCTGTTACTTGAATAATCTAATGGCCATTCGTGGTTGCCATCACTTATTAATTCTACAATGTAATAAGGATTGCCTGTAATACCACCGACAATGCCATTTATCGGTAAAACCTGGTAATCGGAACTTGATACTGTGGTTTCATACGTTCCGTCATCATCATCATCATATTTAACGATTAAACCTGATGTGGTTGAAATATCATCAACACGCAATCTGTATAGATCATCTGTAAAAAACTTACGTGCTGACGCTGATCCATCTTGGTAAAAATATCGTCCACAAAAAGCGTCTATCTGCCTACTAGCTGCATTTACAGCGTCATCAATTAGCGTATCATCAGCTGTATCGCTTGTAGGTATGCCAACAAACGTCTTTAATTCATCTTGTGTACAGTAACCATTAGTAATTGCCATAAGGTTTATCTACCTTTCTTTCGGCCTTTACCTTTGCCACCTTTCATTTTTTTACCGTAATGTTTTGGCATTATTACTTCTTGTCTATTTTCTTTTCAGCTTTAGGTTTTGCACTAGCTTTTTCAACTTTGCCACCAGCTTCTTTAATAGCTTTTTTTACTTGTTCAGCACGATCTGCTTTACCGTAAATTTCATAATGCTTTAATTCTTTTTTTAATGCTTCTATTAATTCTTTGTTTGCCATAATTGTTTCCTTATGCAGTTTGGTGTATCAGTTGCCTGACACACCATAACTACAATTTTAATTAAAAGGTTGGTGTAACCAATCCTGTTCCACTCATCTTTGAAATACCAAGTGGGTATCTACCAGAAGCGAAAGCAACATAACCATAAACAACCATCTTGGTTGTAAGTGATCCTGCGTTTGTTTCCTCAAATTTAAGTTGGAATAAGTTATCTTCAAATAAGATATGGTCATCAGCTTTAACTAAGAATATTTCGTCCTCGTTAGTACCTGTACCACCATTAGTAATAATGTTAGCGTCAGTAATAACTGGGATACCTAGTAATGAACCAACAACGTTTCCGTATGCAGCTGCTTCACCAACACCTACAGCGTTATCTGGGTTGTTTCCAGCTGGAACAACTAACGGTCTGTTAGTGCTATCTACTCCTGCTGTAATGAAACCCCAACGTCTTGGGTGCATAATGAACGCACTAGCTGGTGCGAACCTATTTGAATTGATTTCTTGAACTTGATCTGCAAGTTTAGGATATAATTCAGCAACAGTTGGACTTGCGTCTGTGTATGTTGTTGTATTGATACCTGAAACGTTAGAAATACCTAATGGTTGTCCAGATGAACCAGAACCGTTAAGCATTAAGTTATCAAGTTTTGTGTAATATGCAGCAACTAAGTCTTGGAAGATAATATTTTCCAATGAAAAACCTGGTTGTCCACCTCTTTCAAGAGCTTGTCTTGAAACGTCTTGCTGACCTGCAATAGTATCAACATTAACTGTTAATAAGGTGTCGTCCATATTTGTTTCTTGTACTGCTGAATTTTCAGAAGCCTGTTCTGCTGCTGCTGATCCAGTTGTTATTCTGGATATTTCAATTTTATTACCAAATGGTGGTAAATCTTTTTTAGGAACAGCATTATAAAATGCAGAACCAGCTCTTGCGATTGGTGCGTACTCATCAACTAAGTATTGAGGTACAACTAATCCTGTAAAAGCACCAGTTCCTACATCTCTTGCTTCAAATTCTTGGTGCTTATTAAGTCTTTCTTGTGCTTTAAAGTCGCCTGTTCTAGCTGCGTAAGCGTCAGAAATAAAAGAGTGATCGCCACCCTTTCTATACATATCTGGCTCTGCTACTTCTACAACAGCTTCTTTATCGCCTAAGTCTACGTCATCAACACCTAAAGCATTTCTGCTTTCTTTAACTGCTTTTAAAGTTTCAGCAGCTTCTCTTGCTTCTTCAATCTTTTCGTTCATCTCTTTGATTTCAGCGTGTAGTTCGTTTGATCTAGCAAATTTGCCGTCAAATTCTTCACCAGCTTCCATTTCATCAAGTTCAGCAACAAGACCGTCAAGTTCAGCTACTTTAGCTTCTCTAGCTTCAATTAATTTTTTCAATTTAATTTCCTTGTGTTATTTTCTTATACTTCTGCGTAGAGTGTGGTAGTTAAGTGTGATACACGGCTATAACCACGGCTATACGTCTTTTAGCGAATACCGTCCCTTTCAAGTTTCAGTTTTAATAAATCCACTTTAGGATTGCTTCGCTTTTTATCAACGTCATCACTTTCAGCGACTTGGTTAATAAAACTTTCTAAAATCTCTGTGGCTTGTTCACCACTTCTTGCTTCAACTAATTCTTTGTGCAAGTTTTCAATATCTACGCCACGAAGTTTTGCACCTGCCCACGGATTAGCTGGATAAGTAACTACAGACACATCAAATAAACGTGCTTCGTTTACTTCTCTATTTTCACCACTTTGGTCAAAATTATCTTTGATTGCTGCAAATGCAAAAGACATTTCGTTTAAATCGCCACGTTTCATAGCACTTGCAACTTCTGCAACTGTTGGGTTGCTTGGATCTAATTCAGCACGTACAAATAAACCGTAATCATCTTCTTCTAGTTGTAATGTACCTGATGAAGTTCTTGCCAATGGTATACCGTCGTGGTTTACTAAAAATCTAACATCATCTTGTTCTTGTAAAGTCTTTTTAAATGCACCTGGTTTAATTGTTTCGTTGTATTGTCCACGGCTATCCCTAACACCGTATGGTTTATCAAATACAGAAGCATAACCAGTAAACAATAATGTATCATTGTCGTTATTATTACGTTCTTCTACTGCTGCGAATGTAAAACTTCTATTTTCAGTTTGTCTTTCCATTTCTTTAAGAATAGTGTTGCGTTTTTGTGTTTCTAGTGTTTGTGATATAGCAACTGGTTTGTCAAACACTTCTGTATGTTGGTTACTCATATTTTCTTCCCTTTCACTATAACGTGGGTGTTCTTTTGGTAATAAATCATTATCTGATCTATAAGCTGGATTTTGTGGTTTATCATTTTTCAATAAATAACTAAATGCACGAAGTCTTGCTAATCCCCACGCTTGACGACTTACACCTGGTCTATGGCTTGTTGAGTATGCACCAAATCCACGTCTTACAACTGCTTTAGCTGTACCCATTTTTAATTTACGCCAATCGGCCATACCACTTACATCTTCATTATGTTTTTCAATACGTCCCCTTATAGCTTTTTCTGTACTTTCGCTAAATTCAATACCACCTTGTTTACCACTTGCAGAACCTTGTGGATTTTTCTTACTTCCTTTTACTTGGTCTTTTTTTGGTGCTGGTGTGCTTGGATCATTACGTGGTTCTAATTCACCCTCTTTTACAAGTTGTGCAATTTTTCTATCTGCCCAATCAGCTGCTTTCATTGGTGCTGACCACGGATTAGAACCCCATAATAAAAATGCTACATCACTAGCAACCCAAGTATCTGGATCATTTGGGTTTGTTTTTTCTCTATCTAAATCACTAATGTGTCTTTTATGCCACGCAGCAATACGAACAATTTTATCTATGCTTATTTGTTCGCCATTTGCCATTTGTCTAGCTTCACGTTTTGTTTTATCAGTTAAACCGTCCCCTGCCCTATTAAGATTATCTAAACCACGTTGTGCATTTTCTTGCATAAACTTAGGTGGTGTTCTATCAACTTGTCGTAATTCTGCTTCTTGATCTAAATCGTTTTCTTCTTTTTGTTTAGCTTCATTAATCAAGATTGCTTGTAATTGTTTTTCAGCTTCTTCGTGTGTTTCGTGGCAACCCATAATACGACCATCATCAAGTTTGACAACTGCGTGTCCTTTGCATTCTTCATTATCCATTTGTATTTCGTATGGCATTAGTCTGGCCTTAAAATAGATATATTTCCTGTTGTACCCTCGCTTTTAGCATACAATTCATTATCTTGTGGTACACGTATTTCAATTAATTCACCATTGTCTAAATGTAAACCATTAGATGAAGTTACATCACTTCCACCTAAATACATTTTATTTGAATGGTTGTTGTGAACGTATATATGCTGTTCAAAATTTTGCTTATCTAAAATTTTTGTTGCAACAGTTGTGCTTACTGCAATACTTTCACTAATCATTTGTTAACTCATTTGTTGGATCGTGTGCGTCTACGCCTTGTGGTTGTAATGTTGGATCAATTAATGCACCTTGTAAACCAATATAGAATTTATCGCCACCCTCGTATGGTTCTAAATCCATTTTTGCCCTAGCTTCGTTTGGTGTCATTACACCAGAACTAATTGCAACTTGATATGACCTTACACGGCTTAATTGGTCGCCACGTGAAAATTCATCTGTATCAAGTTTAACCATTTGTTTACCTGGTAATAATCCACTTAAACCATCTTCAATGCGTCTAATCCACGGTAACAATGTATGTCTAATAAATGCTAAACCGTTACTTTCAATATTTGAATAAACGTTTGAACCATCTTTAGATAAAAGTAAATGTGCTGGTATTCTAAATACCCTTGCAATTTCGTGTACAATCTGATCTCTTGCAGCAATTAATTCATTACCTGCTGCGTCTGATATTGCTTTCCATTTTAAGCCACCTGTTAATACAGCTGGTTTTCTATTTCTATTATGGTTGCCAATCCAAGTTTCCTTTAATATATTTGCTTGTTCAGCTGTTAAATCTCTATCTGTTTCCAATACAGAACTTGGTGTACCACCTTGTCCATAAAACTGTGCAATATGCCTTTCCATAGCTAATGCCAATCCATACGTATTTGAATTGGTACGTAATGGACTAACACCAATTAATTGTCCTGGATAGCAATACCACACAAAATGTATCATATTGTCGCTTGTAATCTTTCTGTCGTATGAACCTTTTTTAGTTTGTAGCATATATACTTTCATACCATTATCCATTTCAACTTTTACTTTTTCTGGGTGTATTGGTGTAAGTTGTATTGGTCTGCCTTGTCTATCTTTATCTACAAGTAAGAATGCGTTGCCGTGCATAGCCATTGATGTAATAAGCTGATGTAGTAATGAAAACATTGATAGATCAAGTCCAACGTTTGGTTTATCTAAAAATTTAGGTTTATCAGTATAAATTGTTTTTTCGCCATCATAACGAAGTGTTTTTACTGGTAGTAACGCAATACTATCTGCAATCAATGAAATAGCACTATAAACTGTTGAAATACCAAGTGCAGACATTTCATTAACTTTTTCCCCTGTGTAGTTATATAATCCACCCTCACGAAGTGCTAATAAATCAACAAGGTTTCCTAAAGCTGCGTCCCTGTTCTCTCTTTTGAATAAACTCATCTAACTGTTAAATAACTTCCTATAATTAAAAACGCACCAGCGACTATTAACGCTAATGATACGTTTATTGTATATACTCCATAAATTATAAGTCCTGCACCTAATACTTCAGCTAGTGTTGTTATATAGTTTTTCATAAGTTTATAATAGCAACTTCTGGTTCATCATCTAGTGGATCAGGTGCAGTTATACGGTCAAGCATAATAACCATAGCTATTGCACCATCAATCTTTCTTTTACTTCTACCTTTTGATAAACGCCAACCCATATCAGTTGTACGTTGTGCTGCTGACATAACTTGATCTGTAAACGTTGGATCGCCATTGTGTCTAACTTTTGTATTTGCAATTAAATCATAAGCATTACCACACGCAGGTATCATACGTGAATGTGTTTGTGGAAAGTTTACCATTGGTACGCCACGGTCTAATAAAACTTGTGCTGAACGTTCAAAAAATGCTGGATCGTATGCTACTTCTTTAACTTTGTAGTCTTTCATTAATGAAACAATAAATGCTTCTATTTCTTGGTAATCCATAAAGTTTTCATCATTTGGCAACCATATCTTTGACATCATATTGATAATTTCATTGTCATCTTTTTGGCCATATACTATTGCAACGCTGTCGTGTCGTAGTGCCATATCTACACCAACAAATGTTTCTAAACCTGGTTCAAGTTCTAATTGTTCATCTTGACACGCTAACCATTGTTCTATCTCAATCCAACTTTCTTCTTCTGTTCTTGTCCATTGATTTAAGTGGTAGCGTTGAAACTCATTAATTGGTAATGATTTATGCCTACGTCTAAGGTTTTCTATTGGCCACCAATCATTAGGTATAGCTGGGTTTACTTTTTCCCAAATCTTTTCATCACTTGGGTTATCATCTTCAGCTGCACCAATCCATTTAAAATAAAATTCTGGATCATCTTGTTTACCAGCTTCTTTTAATAATCCACGTTGGTACATACGACCTGCCATACTATCCATATCGTGTCCAGCAGTTGTAATATTTAGCACTAATCCGTCTTTACGTTTTGCAGTATTGTTTGATAATACATAATGTACACGTTCTAAGTTTATGTTATTCCATTCGTGGATTTCATCAGCTATAAAGCAACTGTTACGTCCACCATCAGCTGTACCTGCTTTTGCAGCTACTCTAAATGCACGACCTGGTGCATTTTTAACTTGTATTTCATTTTCAAACGTTTCAACCATATCTCGTAAAAATATGCTTTCTTCACACATTGTTTTCATAGTTCCAAACACTAAGTTTGCTTGTTCGTAACTTGCAGCTGCAACGGCTACTAATGGACTAGTAACACCAGATCCAAGAAGTTCATATAGTCCTATTGCAGCTGCTAATGCTGTTTTACCATTTCCTTTTGGTAATCCTATTAACGCTTCCCTGTATTTTCTTTCGCCATTATCTTTAATTTCATACATTTCATAGATAATTGCTTGTTGCCATTGATCTAGTTTAAATGGTTCGCCAAAAAAATCGCCCTCACCGTGTACGCAAAACTTTTCAATAAACTTAACTACTCTTGCACCTTTAGTTTCAGGTAATGTAATCATATTTTGCCTTTACCAATTAACCACCACGCTAAATAATTTATGCCAATAATAACTAATACAACTATTAAAGCGTCCATTTATTCTTCCTCTGGATTGTAGGTTGTATATTCTATGGTCAATTCTTCACCTTTTTTTATATGCCTAGTAGTAAATGCAAATAATAAATTTGGGTATGTAATATCTCTAATTAATTTACAATTTGGATTTTTTGCATTGTGGTTTAAAAGTCCACCTAATGGTGTTCTAACAAATAAATCAGGATTATCAATAATTGTGTGCGACAATCCTAAATTTGTATTATTAGCAACATCTTTTTTAGCAAATATGCCAAAACCGTGTATTTCTGATTTTTGTATTGTTAAATAATCTGGTAATGGTTTATAGTTCATTCTTCTTCTAACTGTAATATTCTTGGATCAAGTAATTCTTTTTCTTCATCATCTTGTAAAAGTTGTTGAAGCTGACGAAACCCCATAGCATTTTCACTAAACGATATTCCTAGACGCTGACGACTAAGAGGTGTTAATCCTAGTTCTTGTTCTAGTTTTAAAATCTTTTCTTCTAGTTTTAAGGTAAGAGTAATTAATGGATTGACTACTGGTTGTCCTTTTGATCCAACATCTATTAAACCACCATTACCCATATTTTGTATTGTTCTGTTTGCACGTTCAACTTCATCATAAAATTGAAACAACCTATAGAAAGCTGGAAAATCTACTTTCTGTGCAGTTTGTGCAAGATCGCTGTCCCAATACTCATTCCAGTATTTACGTGTTTTAGCTAACCACCTGGATATTGGTTTTGGTGTGTCAAATTGTTTACCACCTTGTATTACACTCAATGAATTATCCCTATGTCCTGTTAGCTTGTCTTTTTGCTTTGGTAAGCGTCCACGTTTAGCCATAATGTGCCTTTATTTATAATCTTACATAAAACAACTATGTAACAACATACTACTACATACATCTGCATATTCACGCATTTGAAAAACAACAAACGTGGTAAATTTACCCTAATTTTGAGCAGAAAAAAAGTGTGC